CCATCAGAATTTACCATAGATTTTTTTCCATTACCTCCACTTTTAGCTCTTTCATAAGCTTCGTTTTCTTTCTTGTAGTGATCAGCGATTTTATTGTGGGTAAAACGGCGGAGCCAAATTGGCATGTTGTAAACATCATGCCAACCATAGCCTCCGTTACCGTGAAATACTATTTCGTGGATTTGTGTAAATACTGCTGCTCTTGCCTCAGATGCATTATCCTGCGTCAGGCCAAAAAAAGCTAACCCCGATTGGGATATTAACTCTATCTGATTCCCCTTCGGGAAAAAAAGTTAATTCAACATCTGGTTGAATTGATTTTACATAGTCACGTAGGGCACGTGAGTCTCGTGCGAGTAGGTATTTATCGACAAACTCCCTAATATCTTTTTGCTCGCGTTTACCTTCCACTGATGTGATTAGATATTTCATACGTGTTGAAAGTTCTGGGGAATTATCTTTGTTTATTTTCTTTAATCCTTCTAATTCACGAGATATAGTTTGCTCGTCTCTGTGAGTTAAAAGTTTAAAAGTTACATTGTTTCCTGAGTGGGGGAGTTTAAATGAGAATTCGTTTTCTGTTGTTTTTTCTATTTCTTCATGTAAAGGCTTATTGTCTAATTGTGATAAATCAAGTGTATGTTCTTCACCATTTAAAGTAAATGAATACTCACTACCATATCCTAAAATACGAGCAGCAACCATAATTGCGTTTTTATCCCCAATTAGCAAATCATCATAATTGATTTCTGACACAATTAAAGATTTCATGAGTTTATCTAAAACTATACCTTTTTGAATATATGACTGGTTTGTGAGGATGTCTTCCTCTTTTGCTGTCATGTATTTCATTTCGATTTTTCCACTCTTTAAACCGGATTCTTCAGAATATAATTTTCCTTGAGAAGGAAGGTCAATGACCTCAGTTGGTAATTTAAATTCGCTCATAATTTTTATTTGTTATAACTTTTATATTGATAAATATTATATACTTGTAATTTCTTCAGGTTTTGTAAAGAAACTTTTAACACCTGGTACTTTTCTGATGTTTGAGGCAATATCATCCATTTTTTCTCTACCAAATCCTCCTTTTGTAATCCAAGGATATCCATCTACTTTTACAGTTAAAATAGCTTTAAATTTATTTTTATCCTGTTCAGCATACGAAATTGGTTCAACTGAAGATATTACAGTGATACCAGGTAAGGCTCTAATATCTGAGTATATTTCTTTTTGTGGTCGAACATTCAAATCTGTGATTAGAGTTCCTACCATTTTGAATTTATCTTTGTACTCTTCTTTTAGTGCTTTTTTAAGCTCCTCTTTTATTAAAGATTGTAAATTGTTAAGTTTCATAATTACTTATATGTTATAAATATAATAAAATAAAATAAAGTATCCAAGGAAAAATAAAAGCCTACCTAAAATAGGCAGGCTCTTTTTTATATTTTTAAAATGGTGTATTAGAAGTTTAAGATACAGTAATCTGGTTGTACTGTCATTGTAATGTTTACTGCGGTTCCATCATCATCCCAGTTATAATCACCAAATGTAGCGTTAGTAATAAGGGCACCTTTTACAATCCATTCAGAAACAATATCTCCAACAGGTCCGATAACATTAAATGTTAAGTCTTTCTTATAGAAATCAGAATAACCATCTCTACCTGTTACTGATTCATGGTGTAAACGTACCCATTCCATTACTGATTGTGCTCCAGAAGGAGTAATAGGATCAAATAGTGTGAACTGGATTGTACTCCATTTTGTTTTACCTTTTACATAACGTTGTACGTTAATGTGGTTAAGAGCAACTGCGGTTTGTTCTAAACTTACAGCACCCATTGCTTTTACTAGATATGAAGGAATACCCTCAATGTATAGAATAAATCTATTTGTTTGTTTAGGTTCAAACGCGGTGAAAAATATTTCGTTTGGATTTAATACTGCCATTTTATTATGTGTTTATTTTATTCAGTTATAAATATTATTTGTTTTAATTTTTAAGCAGGAAATTCAGCTCCTGTTGGTAATATAACAAAATCTAGGTTAATGAATTCTGCAGTTTTAGTTGGTTGGATATAAATTTGACCTACTAATTGGTTTCTATCAATCACATCTGGTGAATTGTTTGTATCATCCATTACCACTTTAAACGCGTATAAACCTTGTTTTTGTTTAATGTTATCCAAATATGGGTTTACTACAGATAAGAATTTATTTCGCGTTGTAAGTGTGTTTTGATCAAATACAATTGAATCAGCTACTTGTCCGATGAATCCTTTCAATTCAATTAACAATCTTCTAACATTTACTCTATCTAAAGCAGTAGCTGCTTTTTGTAGTGTTTTCTGACCAAATACTACAACTCCAGCGTTAGGGAATGTTGCAATTGGGTTAATATTATTTTCGTATAATTCGTCTTTTTGTGATTGTGTCAATTTATATTTTGCACGTAATACACCACCTAAACCACCTCTGTTTAGTCCTGCTGGGGCAAACCATGGAGCAGATACTCTATCGTTGAATGCATATACACCACCTATTACAGTTGAGGCAGGTACCCATACGTTTTTACCTGTTTCAGGATCATTTACTTGTACCCAAGGCCAGTATTCAGCAGCATATGAAGAATTTCTTCCTTGTGCTTTTCCTACAGCAGCAGTTAGTGTAGCTGAATATTCTGCTGGGTCAACAATATAGATATTATCTCCCCTATTTTGTGCATTTGTAATAAAACTACTAATTGGAGAAGCATGTGATGCTAAATTATCAATCAAACCAGGTGTCATTAACACTTTGAATTGGTAATCATCTTTATTTGCCAATAAACTAGCCATTTCTGTATAGTTACCAGCTACTAATCCTTGTGTATTAGTATCGTTTATATTTTCATAAAAATTAGCTCCTGCTTTCACATCACCAACAGCACCACCAAATGAACCTGATCCATTTAATGGAATTGAACCTGTGTATGAAGCATTAGATACAACTCCATCTGCATCTAAATAGTTTGGGGTATTTACTACATCTTTAACACGTACATAACGTGAAGCATTTGGGAAAGATCCTGTAGTAATATCTACTTGGTCATTTGTAGAATCATATTCAACTACTTGATCACCTATTACTCTTGAAATGTATCGTGAAGAGTTAGGATCTAGGTTTACATTATTAAATGCCTCAAGTATAATTTTACCATTTGTTCTATCATCTCCTCTACGAACAATTACGTTAAATATTCCAGATCCAGTATTTGCACCTGTAATTTCCCATCTAACATTATCATGAGTACCATTAGTTAAAGAACCTGATGGGCTTTCAGTTCCGGCACTATTCATAATAACACCTTCACTTATTGTTTCTAAAGCAAAGGAAGCTGAGGTAGCGTTTAGATTTGAACCAATAACAGAAGAGGTTGCAGGAGTATATGAACCTGATACTACTCTTGCTACAAGTAAAGAAGTACCACCATTTTCAAAATAATTGTATGCTGCAATTGAAGTTAAATATGTGTAAGAATCACTCCCACTAATTAAAGAACCACCAAAACGACTTTTATAATCAGAATATGATGTTACAACTACTGGAATGTTTTTAGGGCCTTTTACAGTAGGTCCTACGATTGCTGCTCCAACTTGTACAGGTGTAGGAGAGATTAATGAATTGTCTATTTCATTTAAGCTTACTCCGGGAGAAGATAAGAAATTTGCCATTTTTTATTTCGGATTTGATTTTATTATAAATATAGTGTTCTTATTCAAAAGTCGCTCCAGTTGGTGTTATAGTAAAATCAATTTGAATAAATTCAACAGTTCTTGTAGGTTGTATAAACACTTGACCAACTAACTTATTGTTATCTATAACATCTGGGGTATTGTTTGATTCATCCATTATCACTCTAAAATCTGTTAATCCTTCTCTCTGTTGTACAGAGGATAAATAAGGATTTACTTGAGTTAAGAATTCGTTACGTGTTGCAATTGTATTTTGTTCAAATACTAATGTATCCGCAACTTGTCCAATGAATGATTTTAATTCAATTAATAATCTACGTACATTAACTCTATCGAGTGCTGATCTTTTCTTTTGTAATGTTTTTTGTCCAAATACAACTACACCATTGTTTGGGAATGTCGCAATTGGATTAACGTTTGCCTCATATAAAGTATCTCTATTTCCTTGAGTTAATTTTCTTTCAGCTCTAATTACAGTAGATAATACACCTCTATTTGTACCAGCAGGGGCAAACCAAGGTTCGGTTGAAGAATCTGTAAAGGCATATACCCCAGGCATCATAGTTGAGGCAGGTACCCAAACTTGTTCTCCACTGTTAGGATCTATTGTTTGCAACCAAGGCCAATATGTTGCAGCATATGAATTGTTAAATCCTGCTGCTTCACCTACTACATTAGAGATATTACTATTATATGTTCTTAAATCAATTATAGCCATTGTATCTCCTCTTTCTCTACATTTTGAAATTAAAGAAGATACCTGTGTAGCATAATTTTCATCATATAAACCAGGAGCAGTAATATATTTAAAGACATATTCGTCTTTATTTGCTAGTAAGTTTATAACATTATTATAATCACTACCTGTTAATCCTTGTGTGTTTGTACTATTAATATTTTGATAATATCTACCAGCGGTTCCAGTTGGAATGTTTGATCCTTCAGCTGCCCCAAAAGAACCACTATTTGCAATAGGAATTGAGGAAGTGAATAATGATACAGGATCACCAGCATTATCTAAATAGTTTGGTAATTTTCTATTTACTTCTTTTACACGTACATAACGTGAATTATTTGAATAGCTACCTGTTAATTCTAGATAATAATCTGAACCATCTGTAGCTAGATTTTCTTTTTGGTTACCTATTACTTTTTCTATATAGTTTGAAGCAAGTGGATCAAGTGATAAATTATTCCATGTTTCAAGTACAACTGGAGAAATTCTATCATCATCTCCTCTTCTAATTAAAAGTGTAAATGTACCTGAGGAAGTGTTAGGAGCCGTAATTTGCCATCTTAAATTATCTACTGAGCCTGATTCTAGAGCTCCATCTGAGAGTTCTGAGGAGGTACTATTCATTATCTCTCCTTCACTTATTGTCTCTAAAGTAAAGATACTACCTAAAGTACCATCACTTCCAGAAATAAATGAACTTGTTGCAGGTGTAAAAGATCCACTTGTTACTCGTGTTACAAGTAAAGTTGTTCCGCCATTCTCAAAATAGTTGTATGCTGAAATTGAGGTGAAATAGGAATATACTTGACTACCACTTGTAAAAGTTGTACCAAATCTATTAACGTAATCTGAATATGAAGTTACAATGGTAGGTTTTTCAACAGGACCTTTTACAGTAGGACCAATTATAGCTGCACCTGCCTCAATTGGTTGGGTTGTGATAAATGATTGATCATTTTCATTTAATACTACACCGGGAGATACTATAGTTTCGCTCATCTAGATAAATATTTTATTATAAATATTGTATGTTTCTTACTCTACAGAAGAATATTCACCATTTTCTGGGTTGAGTGAAATGTTTCCGTATTTTTCTGTAAGAGATTTTGTAAATTCTTTTTCTTCTTGTTGAAGAGTGGAAAGGAATATTTTAGCTGTTTGATATCTTTCCTCTATTTGGAGTTTGATGATCTCAATTTCTCCAAGTTCAAATTGGATATTTTGGAACTTTTGTTGAAGTTCTTTTAGCGTTGTAAATTCTTTTTCTTCTAATTTTTTGGTTTCTGAAACAATTGGCATAGCTTTTATTTTATTGAGTAATTTAAAGTTATTTCTTGGTTTTGCAAAATATCTTTTATTGCGATAATAAATATTGTGTTTTTTTCTAAATCAATTCTATGTTTTACATTTGGTTCTTTACTTGAATTAATGTATGAAGCATTTCCAAACACCGCAACTATACTCTTTTCATCTCCAAACAAATAAGTAGCAAGTTCAGGTGGTATAGGTCTGCGTGATTGTATTGGTACACATGGATGTTGTATTATGATATCACCTGTTTTTATATCTTCAGTAACAAATACTCCATAACCATGTATATCAGAGTGTGATATGTATGTTTGATTGATTATCACAGATTATGATACTGTAGCTCCAAATGAAGATATTAGATACCATTGCCCACCACCTCCATCTGCAAACATTAATGTTGCCGTTTCGCCAATTGCATCAAAAGCTATTGATGTGAATCCTGCCTTATTAGTAGGAGTAATAGTAGTTGTTCCGGCGCTGGTTATGTCTCGACAATATATATGTAATATTTGTCCTTGCACTCCATCGTCTAACGTGACTGCAATAGTTCCATTCAGAGTAACATATGATCTGTTACCACCCGTTGGATTAAAAGTACCTGCTGCAGTAATTGCATTATCAGTAGTAGTTGTTATTATTCGATCTTCAAATGTTGAATCACCATGTATTGTTAATGGTTGTTCTAAAAAAGAATTTCCTATTGTATTAACAGTGGTACTAAATTGTGCATTTATGTATGTATTACCTAGAATTGTAACCTGATCAGAACCAAATTGCAGTCCGGTACCATTATCTCCAGTATGTCTTATAATTTCATCTGCTTCTATATAATTAAATGATCCAGAATTTGCGTCTAATGTATCGGTTACAGTTAATGAGCCGGTTATGATAGCATTTCCGTTAACATCTAGTTTTGCGTTACTAGTATTTTTACCTATAGAAACATTGTCGGTTACAGTGCTTACAAAAAGTGAATTGCTATTGATATTTACCCCGCCGCTCACTCCACCGGTTATGTCTATACTGCCAGTATTGTCTACGCGCAAAATTATACTTTGAACTCCTAGTTGGTCTCTAGTTTCTACATATGTATTTTCTACTCCTATATATGAACTAGTAGTAATACCCCCCATAAAAGAAGAAAAATTGTATCCTATATATGCACTATTAAATCCTCCATTATCTGCAGATACAACAAAATCAAAGCCGTTACTATCATGATTACGATCTGCATCAAATGTTAAATCAGTATTAGCAAAGTTAGTGTCAGATCCGCCGCCACCATTTAAAGCATATGAAGCTGTTAAAGCATATGAAGAACTAACAACATTATTCACAGTAACACTAAAAGCACCACCTCCACCTTTTAAAAATTCTATAGTATCATCATTTCCTGTGTTTGAAGCAGTAATTACAGCATTAGGAGTATTTATAGCAGAAAGTGCATTATCAGCATATGAAGCAGTTATAGCATATGAAGCTGTTAATGGATTTGTAACTCCTGGTTCTCCATTAATAGAACCTGTCATATTAAAAGATCCAGATAAAGATATATCGTATGCATCTATTCCTGTGAATGCATCTATTGATTGTGTTACGTGAAATGCTTCAACAGTATTTCCAGTGGTTACTCCAGCTTTGGTTAATATTTTTGCCATTTATAGTGTTTTGTTATAAATATGGGTTATTATAATAAATATAGAGCAAATAGACAAATAATTTGTAACTCTATTAAAATGATAGAGGCAAAAACAAGATTATAGTTTTGTTTTAATACTTTTAATAAGAGTTTAACCTCGTTTTCATCTAAAAATTCCACTATCTATAAACTTTTGATGATGATCCATCTGCATAGACCTCTAATACTAGTCCTTTTGTATCAAATGGAACTTCTTGCCCTAAAATGTTTAATACTTTTACTATTTCTGTAGAGGTAATATTATTAATGGCTATTGGACCATATACTGTTGTCTCACCATTATAGTCAACCTGGTGTAATTTGTAATAGTTTATAGAGTTTGAGAACTTTCTATCTACAACTTCATATTCATTCATGTATACAGTAGTTCCACTACCTTGAGTAGTTGTAACTAGTTGCCAGTTTTCATTATCTGTACTTCTATACACTTTATAAAAATCACAGTTTAATTCTGAGACTGTTACCCAATATATTGAATTATACTCATCAATATTCTCTCCATTGAATTCAGTTAATTCAACAGGTAAAGTAGTAATAGATTCAAATAATAGTTTAATGTTTGGTCTTTCTGAGGATCTTGTACCATCTGTAAATGGGTAAGAACCATCTTGCCAATTGTATGCTACAGTTCCTGGAGTGTTTGTATAATAGAAACCTGGATAATCCCAGCTATATGTTCCTGAATAGTTTTCTACTTTAATTAATAGGTTATCTGTGTTGTTCCACTCAAATGGAAAATCTAAAGTAATTTCATTCCAACCTATATTCCACACTAACGTACCATCATATACCAAGATCCAATCAGAGGATACATGATTTGATTCTTCTGCTTCCTCAACAGAGGCATTTGGAAAAGAAGATAAAGTGGTATGTGCCATATATATTTTTTGATTGGGCATAGTATAATCCGCAGGAGTATCTTGAACATTGAAACGGATTTGAGTGATTTCCCCTTCCATATCTATTTCACTTTGTTGGTATATCATAGTGGACCATGAATATTCATAGAAACCATAAGAAGGAATATCATATACAACACCTGTTCCAGCTCCAATTGTAACTAGGTTGGGAGGATCAGATGATACTGTAGCTTCATATGCTAATTGAGTACTTCCATTTAATGCTCTACAGTTGTATCGTGTTAATAGAATTGAATAGTCTCCTGTAGTGGGACATTCCCATACAATTTCAGATTGTAATCCAAATGTATCATCATTAAAAGCAATTATAGTTCCGCCTGTAGGGCTATCATATAGTCTTAAATATGTGTCTACTGAAGTTAGCCCAATGGTGGAAAAAGTATATGTTACACCAGCGGTAGCTGAGAAATTAAATGCTCTTCTACCATTTGCATAAGTTGCGGTGTATTGAATAGTTGAGGTAGGGGTTATAACACCATTTGAGGATACTGTATTACAGTATTGTGGGATTGCTATGAATGGAAGAATTGATAGCAATAAAAGGATAAA